CATGTCTCCATGCTTCAGCATACTCCTTACCAAACATCGTGGATAAGATATCAAATTGCAAAACAATTGGGAACCTGTCCGTCGCATTAGATAAATCTATGCTATGGAACTGGGACCCTTTTGTTGGCTTTAAGATACCAATATCACGACCTTGGTTAAAGGTACTATCTTGGGGAATTCTTTTGAGAATGTCAAATAGATAATTATGCAAAGGTCGTAATGCGGCCTGTGAATAATAATCCAAAATGGCAACCTCTCTAGTTTTACCCTCTTTATCCCGAATAGTAGTGAGTCTCCTGAAAGAGCATTGGGTTTCACCCCGAGCTCTATCTAGATAATCCCTAATATAAGGAATAAACTTAAGATAGTTTGACATATCCTCTTCAAAACGCTTACCCCCTAACAACTCCAATGATTTTCTCAAATCACTAGGAATTGTTTCGAGGTCACGATATGAACTCCAAAGAGCATGACCTTGCGGTCCTGACTTTGTAGTCATATGAAAGGCTTTGAAGTCGAGTCTCCGTGGTTTATATCCTAAATATTTAGGATTTAAACCTAAGGAAACAAGAAATGGAAGAATCTTTTCTTTCAATTCAGCTGGCGTTCTATCAATGATAGGGCCCGACTCAATTGTAGAGAAACTTGGTTCTCCAGATCCTCTTAGGAACCTAAGACAATATAACGTAGATAAGATTAGCCTCAATAGAGGGTAACCTTTACTAGGTAAATATTGTTTTAGAAACCTAATATCCTTATGGAACACGACCCTTCTCAGCTTTTCTTTTGAACTCAACTCAAGAGGTGATAACTTACTTAATACTTCTATTAAGTGAGCTCTCACTCCTTTTACATATTTTATAGCCTCGGGTTTTCCTCGAGTCTCTAAAATAGTAAAGGATTTCTTGAGTAGCCGGTGGGCATGATAAATTAGACCAGTGTTAGTGAAATAACACTCGAGCCAACTTATCATACGGTGAAAGAATTCGTATGCAGTCAAGCGCGAGCCTGATTGTATAAGTTTCTTTCTTTGCATAATTAGTTAGGTCCCTTGAAACGGGATCCCTGCTAACACCATGCAAAAGCACGGAATTAAACAGAGACCTTCCTTCCTCAAGGATGGAAGGAGATTTAAG